GAATTATCCAAATTAATTTCCATTTTACATGTTCTCAATATTATTTATTGAGAACAACAGTTTCTATGATAGAAATCCGTTAATCATAAGAGACTTTTGTATATAACCTTTGATATCTTCTATTTTTACCGTATAAGGTACTTCTATTAAAAGAATATTATTTTCTTTGCATATTCGTCTCTTCATATCATCTCTGTACTTTTGATTTAGGAATGCCTCTTTGTTTTTATGAAAAAAAGGTATAAACTTATAGTGTTGGACACCATTATATTCTACTGCAATTCCAAGTTCTCGATCATAACAATCAAGTTCTAAATTAAAATCTCCACCTGTAACAGGATTACGTAAAAAATCAGGTCGTGCTTTATCAAAGTTTCTATTAAATATAAGCTGTAAAACACGTCTACATTCTATCTCACCCCTGCTATCTTTAGGGGGCGTTCGAGATGTTTTATTAGATATTGTAGGTGTTGTTAGCAAAGATGATAAATAATCTTTATTTGACCAACTACCTTTTGAACCAGTAATCTTGTGATATAGACTAAAAAGAAGAATAAACGTGACGCAAAAAACAAGAGTTATTTCAAAACCGTACTTTGACCAATTTTCTTTTAACTTTAACAGCATTTTATTTATTATCACGTTTTTTAAAATCTAACTAAGATACTATTTAATCAACATCTTCTGCACTTGTTTGATTTACATAAAAAGAAATCGGCGCTTTGCATACAGGGCACGATGGCTTGTACTTAGCCCACTCATTGATACACTTTGGATGGTAAATATGACCACAATCTAAGACAGAAACATCTTCTTTCTTTTCGTATTTATCAGTGCATATAGAACACTCTTCGTATTTTTTGTCAGTTGTATCATAAGCTTGTGTTTCAACAAGAACAACCACGTTATCATTCCTGCGCAACTGAAGATCATTTTCGCTGTTTTGTATTGCTATTTGAAGAGGATCAAACTCTGAAATAAAAATTGGTTCAAGTACATTCATCATGTTAATTAACGCAAATAAAGCATCTGGGGCTGAATCAAAAGTATTTAACGGTATAACTTCTTCATAATATTCTTGAGTATGAATTCTGAATCTAATACGAGATGACATTCTTTATTTATATACAGAAACAAATTTCTTAAATAACCCTTATTTTAGTAAAAAGGGCTATGATTCCAACCAAGCTCTTCAAACAAGTCTTTACATATTTCATCGTGAAAAAATTTTCTATCTATAGTTTTTAATATAATAAATTCTTCTTTCTTGCATGAATGTCTGTGCCTGCGAAGTAATTGAAAAAGAACATATTGAGTGTTAATAAAATTTTTTCTCTCAATATATTTAAACTTCTTGTCGTACAGATCTGTAAGTACATCAAAATCGTCAAGAAGTTGCTCCTCTAGATAAGATATGTCATCTGGTTTAATTCCTGTAAAATTATAATGTATGAGATGTACATTTTCGTAGTGCTTTGAATATCCAAGTTCCTTAAGAAAAATCAGAACATGATTCTTTGTAACGTTTGCAAATTTAACTTCCTTAGGAGTTCCTGTATCACCGTTAAGAAGATGATGTCTAGCAAATTGTATCTCTAAATCATCATATATTTTTTGATGAATAGTGCTGTTCTGTTTACCCTGATATTGGTTTATGCAATCCCGAAAGTGAACCTTTCTATCGTAAGTATATTTACTTGAAATATTAACTCTATCAATATCGGTGTAAGAAGAATTGTGTTTCATTACTGTTTGTCGAGCATAACATTTTGTGCATATATATGTATTGTTTTCTATCACATCAAATTCTTTTTTATTAGAACAGTTAGGGCATGTAATTTGTTGTGGTTTATCATTTTCAAATTCTAGATTAACATACTTTTTTGCAGATTCTAAGTAAAGTTCAATCACATTGTTTTTTTCCTTGTCCTTTTTAACAAGTTTGCCCATAAAACTGAGTTTTACCGGTGTTTTTAGAATTTCTTTGTATTGTTCTATGTAAGTAACAGTTTCCATAATGTAGAAATGATAGTTTCTTTGTGTTTTCAAATCATCAATATATTCTAGTAACTCGAATCGAGCCTTTTCTAGACTGAGTCGTATCCTACGGCGAAGATTTTCATTTTTCAACGATTCTTCTATCTCTTGTAACTTCTCCTCGTGATCTGGAAGTTTTAAGAACTCATCCTCAAAATTCTTGCGTATATTGGCATCTATACTCAAAATATCTAGTTCGGACATAGACTTTATTCTTTCTGTAGACTCATTTAAGCTCGCATTTTTATTTAATTTTAATATTTAAAGTATATATTTTGTTAAAAAAATGAAAAATTATCTTGCGCTAATATAAAACAATGTCTTCCATCTCTACTTCGAACGTAACTTCTGGGTTCATTGATCTCGCCACTTTTGACGAAATTGAAAAGTACCTCTATGGTGGTCCCGATGCCACCGCTTATTTCGTTCGCGAAACGCGAAAGGCTACTTGGTTCACTCAGGTTCCGGTAGTTTTATCTCGCGCTGCTGGTTCTCCTGGTTTCGGCCAAGAGTGGTCTGTCTCTATTTCGCGTGCCGGTGATTACATGCTTCACACTTGGCTTCGTGTTACTATCCCTGAAGTAACCAGTTCCGGTCCCACTATAAGGTTGCGTTGGACTCGAAACTTGATGCATAATCTTATCCGCGAGTGCTCTATAACGTTTAACGATCTGATTGCAGCTCGTTTTGACAATTACCATCTTGATTTCTGGGCCGCATTCACAGTGCCGGAGGGCAAGCGCAATGGTTACAAGAATATGATTGGAGATATCGATCAGCTAACCCAGCCGGCAACAGTACTACCGTCTGCAACTCTCAATCTCCCGCTTCCTTTCTTCTACAGCCGAGACAGTGGTGTCGCTCTACCGACCGCGGCGCTTCCCTACAACGAGATGCGAATTAACTTTTACTTCCGTGAATGGAATCAACTTCTAATCCACCAAAATGGTGAGGGTGATGCAAATGTGGAAGGACGGTTAGTTGTTGGAACTGATAAGCTTCAGAACAATATTCCTCCGGTTTTGGGTCAAACTCAAGTCTGGGCTAACTATGCAATTGTCTCCAATGATGAGCGCAAGCGTATGGCATGCGCCCCTCGTGATATTCTAATTGAACAAGTACAGACCGCTCCTCGACAGTCGTTTACTCCGGCTACAAATGCACAGCAGTCATTTGACATACGTTTCTCTCACGCGATCAAGGTTTTGTTCTTTGCTGTGCGCAATGCAACTTTTATTGCGGAAGGTTCGAACTACGTTACTACGTCCCCTGTTATGGATGGACTTACGTTTAAAGTTGATTTTACTGTGGACACCGGTGCAAACGACCCGATTAGCGCGACTTCTCTAATTTATGAGAATACCAATCGTCTCGCACAAATGGGTTCAGATTACTTCTCGTTAGTTAATCCTTATTATCACGCTCCTGTAATTCCAGTCGAAACCGGCTACCATTCTTACTCGTATTCTCTTGATTTCATCAGTCTAGATCCGATGGGATCTACGAACTACGGAAAGCTTACCAATGTGTCGATTGTACCGGAAGCTAGTGCAAGGGCTATTGCCTGCGCACAAGGACTTGGCGGTCCGGGTGGTGGTGGTCTACTTGTTTTGCCAGCCGGTTCTTTCAAGCAGGTTTACGAGTTCATTGTTACGGCTGTGAATAACAACATTATTCGTGTGAGTGGAGGTGCTCTTGGATTCCCTGTTTTGTAAAAGCCCCATTTTTTTTATTTTTTTATGTTATTTTACATACAAAAATAAAATTATATTATAATGTTTTAATTCGGAATTCTCTTTTTGCAAGATCCTAATAGTCATTTTTAGGTCATTATCTTTTAAGAAATCATCGATATCTTCAATAAAATCGCTTAGATTTTTATCTGGTTTATATATTTCTTTTTGATTAAAAAAATCAACCTTATAATGTTTGAAAAATTCGTGTATCATTTTTCTCTATATTTTTGCCTGATACTTTAAAAATCTTAATCATTCTCCACTGAGGATATAACGATTCACTCGACATGTGTTTTTTGTCTCTCTTGATAAGATTAGAATCAGTAAAACCAATCTTGACTAATCCATTTCCTATATAAGCACAGTAAATAACTAGCTCATTTGTATACTCGCATATTTTAACTTCATTTTCTAGTTTTTCTGCTTCAATATCAATTTCTGTAAGAGTAGAAAGGCTTTTTACAGGTCTTTCTAGTTTGACACTTCCTGTAGATAATAATTTGTGAATCCATCCTGTTACATTAACAGCAAATTTAGGAGAAATCCATTGTCCGATCTGAATTGCTACACGCGGATGAACCCAAGTTGATTGATCATCTACATCACTCTTTCCCATATTAATTTCTATCAAACTTACGTTCGTATTTTTGTGGCGGGATAACTCATCAGGGTATATTTTGTCTAATTTATTAGTTAAAATAATATTTGTTAATTGAGGTTTTTTTTCCGAGTTTTTTGGGGATGCCAATGTGGTCCGTTGGTTCAAAAAATCTTATTTTGATTATAAAAATAGAATTGAATTTAAGTGATAATCTCCTTTTAAAACAATAAAAAATGACTAGTAAAATGTCGCAAAAAAATTTTATAAGAGAAAGTGATGGGTATATTAATTTATCTCAAATATGTAAAGCAGGTAAGAAATATTATAAAGATTGGGCTCGATTAGAAAAAACAAAAGAGTTTTTGACAGAATTATCAAACGAATTGAAAATAGATATTTTAACTAAGAAAACAGAAAACGGGGGAGTTGGAGGTTTGATAGAAATTAATGCGGGAAAGAGAGTAGATGATCAATCAACTTGGGGTCATCCATACGTTGCTAATAATATAGCACAGTGGATATCAGCAAAATTTTGTGTTAAAGTATCAATGTGGATAGACGAGTGGAAAAATATATCTGAAATAAACAGTAAAAAATACGTAGTCTCGTTAGAAAATATTAAGCCTGATAATGATCGTTGTTGTATTGAAAAAGATATTCAAATTAGGTTATATAAAGAATTAGGCGGTGAAATGGAAGTTCATACAAATTTTGGTTATATAGACTTGTTGACAGAAACAGAATTGATAGAAATAAAAGTTGGTAATAATTGGAAACATGGATTGGGACAACTTCTTGCTTATAGAAAATTTTATTTGAATCATAGTCTAAGATTACATTTGTTTGACATTGAGCATCAAACTGATATATCAGATTGGTGTAAAGAATATAATGTGTCGGTAACATATGAGAAATAAA